CAGCGTGAAGACGTGATCCTCGGCCACGGGCAGACTCCTTTCGCCCGACTATGGCAGGGCCGTCAACCGATGCCGATGCGACGGCCAAGGGCGTTAAGGGCCTCCTGCCGCTGAGCACAGCCGCACGGCTTGCCGATAGCCTTAGACACCCGCTCCTTGGTAATGCCAATGGCAGACAGCCCAGCGGCCACCATGTCGCCCAGGCCGGGCTTCGCTCGCGGGTAAGCCGGGTGCGTCTCGTCTACGGTGATCGTGTCCGCATCCTCGCTGACGATGCACGCACGCACCTGCTCCAGCGTGTAGCCACGCTGACGGCACCGGGCCTCGAATGCGGTACGCCTGCCGGTGATCATGGGAACTCGCAGGGGCAATCGCCGCAGTCAGTCAAAGTAAACGCAATGGAAGTGACGTAGTTGATGTCAGGCGTCTGGTCGCACTCTGCACCTGGGTCGTTTGGCGTAAACGTATAAGTTTCCGACACGACGGTGCCAAAAGAGCAGTTGCAGCCGACGCCAAAAGGATCGGTGCAGCACGTTATGCAGTTGATCTTTTGCTCTTTGAATGCACCTTGACTGCACGTTCCATCTGAGAGAATCGTGTGCGAAAAACCAATCGTGTTGCAGTCTGTAATGTAAGTGGATATCGGAGTGCCTCCGATCTCGTTTCCTGCCTCGTCAAGTTGGTTTTCGCCGTTCGTGCGAGTCTGACCGTTTGAGTACGAGATCGTCACCGTTATGGTGCAGTTCGTGCTCGATATGCAGCACGGCGGCTGCTCGCAGCAGCACGCCTGCTCCGTGCCCACGGCACCATTGCGAAAGATCGGGCCGCCGTCCCATGCGATGCTGGTCATGCTGCCGTCGAGCAGGTCGTGATGTCATACCAACGCAGGCTCGCTACGTTGCTGCAGTAGGCATCCGTTCCGGCTGTTGCGGTTTGCCCCTTGTTGTGCCCCAGCAGTTGAATCTTGCCGCCGTCAAAGTTTGGCAGTGCCGCAAAGTCGATGCCCGCAAACTCCATGCTGCACGTCGCGGTGCATGTAGGCTCCTGGGCAACGGCGTACCAGCCCCATCCATTGTGCCCGAGGGCCACCCATCGGCTTGTGCAGTTCGTGTTGCTTGAGAACGTCAGAAACTGATTGTGAGCCACCACCGTCATCGCAGACGCAATCGGGCTGCCGTTGTGCACCGTCACGACAGCCGATGAGCCAACGGCCCAGCCGGCACTGCCGTCGTGCTTGCCGATCAGCAGCCGTACGCCACGGCTCAGCCCTGATTCCTGCTGGCCGCTCCGCTCAGACAGTGGGCCGATACGCTCGACTAGGCGGACAGCCTTGCCGATTCGTTTCGCATCACCCTCAGAGAAGCCGTAGGCACCGGCCACGTTTCACCTCGACAGCACGAGGTACTGGAGCCGGGCTGCAGCCGTGTATTGCGTGGATGTGACGCCCTGAACGCCGATCGTGACTGTCGGGTCAAGCGGGACAAGCGCAGCCATGTTGCGCCCCAAGCGTGCGAACGCATGCAGGTTGGTGCCGACGTACGCACCGATGTTGACGTAGTGCGTGCCGCTGGTCTGCGAGTTGAGGTTGCGAAACGTCGCGTAGCCTGCGGTCGTGATGTCGCCAATGGACAGCGTCTGCACGGCTGTGCCGATGGTGACAACACCTCCGATGCCCAGTTGTGTCGCCTGGTCGGACTGCAGACCCGACGCCGAGAATCGCTCGGAGTAGGCACCGTTATCGACGGACAGAGACAGCGACGCTTTGATTTCGTTTGCCATTAGATGTTGCAGTCCTGAATGAGGTTGGCGAACTCTTTCTCAGTGTACGGATAAGCGTACCGCGTCTTAAGCCATCCAGATAAACTGCCCACACCTACAAGCGATGCGTCAACAGCCTTGCCGGTGCCATCAAGTGGCACAGGTTTACTTACTGGGTTGCCTTGTATGTCGAGGATGGCTCGACGCTCGCCGCTAACGATTTCATTAAATCCCACGTCGTAATACTGCACCACCCAAGTTTTTGGGTCGTACAGAAACTCGACGCTAATCGTCCAGAACTGGTTGCGGTCATCCCACTCGCCGCTCCACCCAAGGCATCTAAGCGTCCGCCGAGGGCACCCTAAGAAGGGAGTCTTATTTGTGGTGTTGGTGTAGGCGATTAGCTCTTCAAAGTCTGGAAGATCAACTTTCGTGTTCGTGTAGGTGTACTTAACCAGTGCACGATCTTCTGTTAGCCCGTCAACCGGGTCACCTGCTGAGTTGTATGCTGGCTCGGGGTTGTCTTCAAACTCGCCGTTCTCGCCCTGATTGGTCAGCGGTACGGTTGCACTCTGTGTAGAGATGCTGATGCGGTGCATGGTGTCTGGATCAGCACCACCGCCACCACCGCCGCCAGGATCGCCGCCGCCGCCTGCGTCCTCTGGCGACTTGGCGTCGTACCGCACCTGAATCCGGACGGCAAACTCGTTTTCTTCGTCGAGATAGTCAAGCGAGCGAGACGTTACATACAGGTCATAACCGGAGAACGACGCCGAATCGTTGATCTGCGGAATAGGCCCGCCAATCTTGGGCCAACTAGCCGTGTCCTGGGCAATAAGGCTAAATGACGGATTCGCCGTGTCGCTGATGGCGACATACTCCTCAGAGCCCGTCAGCTGTATGGTGCCCTTGTCGGACTTCGTTTCCGTGAGGGTCAGCGAGCGAAGTTTGCGAACGTCTGTGATTGCCATCGCTACACCATGATGCTCGCAATGGACAAGCCAAGAACGCCACCGCCAGCACCACCAGCAGCGGCGAGCTCCTCGACTGCGTCAGCAGTCCGCTCGGTAGCATCTGCCGTACGGCGAGACTCTTCCTTCACGTCGAGCCTAGGATCGGCCCCACGCATGAGTGAGTTGCGGAACGCCTCGCCCTCTGTAGTGCCAACCACGATGGCCTTGAGGTCTTTGGACGATGTGCGTATGGCTTGAGCAATCGCCTGGCCGGCGGCATTGGCAGCCTCTTGCACTGGCGGCACGGCCGCCTGCGCTGCTGCCTGCTGAGCGGCAGCCATTTTTTCATCAAAGCCCTGCAGTGGGTTCTCGAAGTTGGCGATCGCACGCTCGAAAGAGTTTGCGGCTTCTTGCCCTATGGCATCGCCAAACGACTGCGTGTCTCGCCCGAACTTCACAATGCCACGGCCAATCTCTGAAAGCCCTGGGATGATCTGCCCCAGAGCCTTGATCGCATGCCCGACCGCCTCAGTCAGTATTCCGAAAGCAATAGTCCCGGCTGCTCCGATACCAAGGATCACACCCTGAAGTATCTGGTACAGGCCGACGAGCACAGACCCGACGATCACGAGCCCCTTGAGTGTCAGCGTGAAAGCATCGGCAAACAGTTTTGCGTATGAAAAGCCGTTGTTGCTCTGCGTGAAGAACTCAAGAAGAATCTGCGAGACGGCCGTGACAGCCGGAGCAAGTTCTGCCAAGAACTGATTAATGAAGCCCTGCATCGGCAGCGTCAGCCTGCCGATCGCATCTCCCATGGCTTCGATAGCCGCGACCTGCTCGCCAGACATCTTGACGCCAAGCGTTGTCAGCAGGCTATCGACTTCGCCGATTGATTGGCTGCCCTGACGAAGAAAGTTGATCAGCCCTTGGCCGCTGCGGCCAAAGATATCGATGGCGGCGGCTGCCTGCATCTGTGGTGGCAGCGACGCGATACGCTCAGAGATAAGTTGAAACTGCTGGGCTGTGGAAAGCCCAGCCATGTCATTCATCGTCAGCCCGAGTTGGGCAAACGCCTTGACGGCGGCAGGCGTGCCCTGGCCGAGTTCGCCGACCATGCGAGCCGTGCGACGCAGCCCCATGGTCAAGGCTTCTTGGCTGACGCCGGTTTCGGCGGCGACCTGCTGCATCACTTGCAGCTCGCCTGTGGACACGCCGAGTTCCTGAGACAGGTTATGCAGTGCCTCCGCCGCACGAGTTGCCGACGTGAGTGCGGCAATGGCACCGCCAACGGTTGCAAAGCCGCCAAACAATGGCAGCAGCATGCCCATCGATCCGCCGAGCGATGACATCACGCCGGTCAGATTGCTGGCAGATGACCGAAATCCCTGCATCTGCTTGCTGGCCCGAGAAAGGCCAGCGGCCAATCCGCCAGTGCTCGCCGTGATCGAGACGTTGACGCGACCGAAGTTGTTAGCCATAGCGTCACCGTGGAATCGCGTTTAGCACGTTCAGTATTTGCTCTGGCGTTTGTGCCCTCTTCGGCACTGGCATCAAGTCTTCGGGCTTTTTCTGCGGTGCGTTCTTGCGTCTGTTTGCGTTGTAGAACTGGCTGATTTGCACTGCGTCTCTCAGCCACTCATCGCCCCATGGCTCCAACATGTAATAGCCCATCCAGCCATAGAGTTGATCTACCGTCATCTCATCGGCCAGCCCGCCTGGGCCTTCAACGTTCCAGATGCCAAGCTTCAACGCCAGCCGGTACAGGAACGCAAGTATCGGCCGACTCTCTATTTTCCCGCTGCCTCCTCCACGGCGTTAATGCCAATGCCATTCAGTTTGAATCCGGCATCGACGATTGCCTGCACGATGTCAGAATCCCACTCGCCAATCTTGTCTGCGTCAGCATCGCTGAACCGCTTCTTGCCGTTCTCGTCCACCACCACCAACGCAACGAACTTCGCACGGACGTTGTCCATGTTGGGCACGCCGCCAACCTTGCCTCCGGTCACGATCTGCTCGAACCTGTCACGGTCGCGAGCAGAGAACTTGGTGACGTAGAACGTGTCCACGTCAGGAATCTCGACGGCAACACGCCCGCGAGCCGACGCCTTGGCGTGGATGTCATCCGCAGTCAGAGCCACAGTCCGCGCCTCCTGTCAGCACTAGCTCGGCAGCGTGCCGCTGAGTTTGATGGTGAGCGTGCCGCTCATCATGTCTTCCATCTGGGCACCGGCCTCAAAGCCGGTGGCATAGCCAAACGCACTCCAGAGCGTGGTGGTCGTGCCACCGCTCGCCCAGTACACGTTCACGACTTGGTTGGTGGCCACATTCGCCAGGTCGGCGGTCGGCTTGATCGCCGGGTCGAAGTGCACCTCGACTGAGAGCTCGCCAGGATCGTAGATGGCAGACGCGACGAACTCCTTTGCCGAGCTCGTCATGTGCGTGGCGTCGGCCACAGGGCGAGCGACGCCGCCATGATTCACGGCGGTGATCTTGTAGCCGGTAGCCGTGTGCAGGGCCGTGCCGAACGAGACGAACGTGCCCTGGCCGATGTCGATTGCCATGACTGCTCCTACGCTTCCGTGAAGGTGATTTCCACTGACAAATCCGTGCGGTAGATCGGCAGCTGCTCGCCGCCGGCCTGGGGCTCCGTGGTGTCGTCGTCCGTTTTGACGACGGCCAGCCGGATGCCGGCAGACTGCTTGTATTGTAGGACGGTGCGTATCGCCCGAGAGAGGTTTCGCACGTCCATGAGCGACGTGCCGAGGCACGAGATATTGAACGTGACCCTCGTGAGCCCGGTCATGCCACGCATGTGCATAAACGGCCCGCGACTGTTCTGGTCTTGGGCATAAACGACGCACGGCAAAGCCGTTCCTTGCGGTGCCTGCGTCGAGAAAATCCGCGAGCCGACGAGCAATGAAACGTCGGCATCGGCGGCTAACGCCTGGCGTACCACCTCGTCGATATGCGTCACCGTTGGCA